TAGAAAGAAATATCTATAGTACTATGCGAACCGTCTGGAATACTCACTCAGCTCAAAAACTTTCTGAAAATTCTTTGTTATCAATCGACTTCGCAGACATTAAGCAGACAACCTCGGTAAAAGAGCAAAGTCAAGCCGATGATTTAAAAATAAATCAAGGGGTACTATCCCCCGTGGATGTAATCATGCGGGAGAACCCCGACATAGTAGACCGGGACACAGCGCTATCACAGCTTTTAGTAATCAAAGATGAAATCAAAACTGTACTAGAATAATTCGCCCTCCCAGGCGTAAAAAGGAGATATTTAAAATGGCTTTAAATTTTGAATTGGAAAAACTTGACGGCTTAGATGAATCAATACAAAAACTTTATGTTGAAAAAGACGGCAAATTTCTTCTGGATGTAACCGGGCTTGAAAAACCTGGATCAGAAAAAATACCAAAGGCAAGACTGGATCAGGAAATATCTAAGAGAAAGGATGCTGAAAAGGAATTGTCAACTATTGCGGACAGTCTCAAAGCCGATATACCGGAAGGTTTTGAAGAACTAGTACCAGAACTTCCACCGGGAAAATTAATTTCCTGGATAAGAGCAGCAAACATAAAGGGCCTGTTTGAATCTAAATCAACCGACGCAGTAGACACAAAAAGGCCAGGTGACAAAAAACCCAATAACTTAGAAAATCTATCCTCACAGCAAAAAATGGCTGGGGGCTACAACAAGAAAAAATAGGAGAACCTAAAATGGAATATCTCACACTCTTGGAAGCTAGTAAGCTTCAAACAAATGCTTTGCGAGCGGGCGTGATTAGTACATTCGCAGAAAGTTCAGCCGTACTTGAACGACTGCCCTTTTACAATATCGCCGGAAATAGTTATCAATACAACCGTGAGCAAACCCTTCCCAACGTAGCATTTAGGGCGGTCAATGCAACCTATACCGCTGATACTGGGGTTTTAAACCCGATGACTAAAAACCTAGTAATACTAGGTGGGATAAGTTAGGTGGACCGGGTTTTGGTTAAAAGTCAGGGCCATGAGAACAACATAAGAGCGATCCATGACGGGATGAAAGCCAAAGCCGCTTCACTCACATATACAAAGAAATTTTTCAAAGGTGATACAGCGGTCACGGCCACAGAGTTCGACGGATTGCAAAAACGGCTAGTAGGTGACCAACTCATTGACATGAACGGAACCCTGACTCTTGCCGGATTGGATGAACTTATTGATGCCGTGCAAGGCACTCCTTCGGCACTCTTTATGAATAAAATTATGCGGAGAAAAGTAAACGCTTTGATGCGAACCGCAGGGCAAGCACAAGAAACGATATCCGATGCCTTTGGCCGTCAAATCAATGCCTATGGGGGTTTGCCGATAGGAGTAATTGAAGACGACGCAGACGGGGACGCAATACTAGACTTTTGCGAAGATGACGGAGTCACTACGTCAATATATGTTTGTCGCTTCGGTTTCGATATGCTTTCAGGCTTACAGAACGGAACTATCGATGTCGAGGACCTGGGACTAGTAGAAACCCAGTATAAAACACTCATTGAATGGCTGACAGGTCTTTGTATATGGCATGGCAAGAGTGCTGCCCGACTTCATGGCATTACTAACACTTAAGAAATAAAAGCAAATAAAACTATAGGAGGAAACCCTAAATGTTTGATAACACTCATATAATGAAGGATGCGGGAGCGGTCACTGCTACAGGTTACGCCGAGGTGGACGCCGTCGCAAAATCTGTGAACCTGGGCGCTGGGCTTGTCAGATTAAATTTGATCTTGAATATTACTGTAATAAAGTGCAGCGTTGCAGATGAAATTTATGTACTACATTAGATGGGCGGAAGTGATGCCAGCTTTACAAAAACTGTTTCTTTATGTTCCAAAGAACTTGGCGCTGGATCAGTTTTGTCAGGAAATCAAGACAGCAAAATTTCCAGAGTAGTACTTGCGGCACAAAATGAGCAAGGTGGCGTGATCTATCCATATGTACGGGTACGGTATGTGATAGCAGGTACATTGCCGAATATTGACTTTACTGCTATCTTACACCAGGACCAGCCCAAACTTGGATGGACAACCTTTGCGACAACTTAAAACTAGTATTGAAGCGAGCGGCTACACATAGGCCGACCCCTATGCACCGCCGCAATAAGGGGGGGGTGAGGGTTTTTTCTCTTCTTCCCTCACTCCCCTTTTAAATTATTTAGCCATGTGGTGGTAATCCTCACGCCACTGGGGGGCAGTGAGTTTTTTGTACTCTTTTCCCTCACTCCCCCCTTTACTTAAAATATAATTTGCGGCGCCTCCCTAGTATGCCATAATCGCCGCACACAGGGGGGTGAGGTTTTTCTTAAGTCCTTTTCTCCTCACTCCCCTTTAACTAAAATGTATACAATTGTAGACAAAAGGTTTTGATTAATGGCCGATTTCTGGACCGAAAAATATAAATTTCAGCATAAAATTTTGGGCGTCATAAATAATATAGATGCAGAGATAGCAAAAACTTTAGAGGGAGCACTTGAAGAGGTCACAGGAAAAATAGCAAAATTGGCCAGCCAGGCAGAAGAAACAGAATCTTTAATCAGAAAAAAACGCTATTTGACGAAGCAACGGTCAGAGATTTCAAAAGTCTTGAATGAAATATATGCAGATATAGGAAAAGAGATCGAAACCAAAAGCTTTGAACTTGCCCAGGCGACCCCGGAAATAATGGCTAACATGGTAAAGGACACAGTGGGTATAGAGTTATCCGTACCATCTTTATCAAAAGATCGAGTAAGAGCATGGTTTGAAAGTAGTCAAATAGAGGGTTTGAATGTCAAAAAATGGTTGACTAAATTGACGGATAACGCCGTAACCAGGATAGCTAAAGAGACAAGGGAAAGTTTAGTACTACATGAATCTTTAGCCCAGACAGCAAAGCGGATTCAAAACGCTTTAGATATTGGCCGAAGGTCAGCGACAATGATAGCAGACACAAGCCTTCATTCTGCATGGAATTGGGCAGAGCGTGAACTTCATATAAAAAATAAAGAAATGATCCAGCAAGTGAGATTTATAGGCATAGTAGACAGAAAGACTACCGTTTTGTGCCGGTCACTTGACGGGCAAGATTTTGATTTATTTGATGCACCCTTACCACCACTGCATTTACGATGCCGAAGTTCTTTGCAAGTACTCTTCAAAGGGGTTAGGTACGAAGGCAAGCGCACTGCTATCCTGGACACTGAAAAAAGGACCGTGAAGCATAGGGACGGAACAACGTCAACAGACTATACAAAACGACGGGTTCAATTCATTCCAGAAAAGATGAATCATTCAGAATGGGTGCAAGGGTTAGTAGAATCAGCAGACCCCAAAGACGTTTCTTTTGCAAAAGAAATGTTAGGCCCTACCAGATTCAAATTAGTACAGGCTGGAAAGTATAAAGTTGAGAAACTTTTTTATCACGGAAAACTCAAAACAATTAAGGAATTATTGAAATGATAGTTTACCCAACAACAAATTATAATTCTTGGATTTCGGAGTCAGATGCAGAGGATTATTTTGAAAATCATTTGAACGCTGACTCATGGGACGCCTTGACGAATTTTGAGCCCGTTTTGATAACAGCATATCGAGCCCTAAAGGAACTTTCTTTGAATATAGTTTTTGCTTCTGATAAAACAATATCGAGCGCTGTATATACCGTCGCAGAGGTAGGAGAAATCCTTCAGGATCTTCAGTTTGCACAATGCGAACAATCATTGCATGAGCTTAATGATTACATCTACGGACAACAGATAGACTATTTGGCCTTGTCAGGTTTGACAATCAAGATGCCGACAAATGCAAAGACAGAGCGATTTTCACCGAAGGCAATGGCGATCTTAAGGCCCAACATCCAGGCACCCGTGGTTCAAAGGTTTAGATAAAAATGAAAAAGTCATTTACTGATTCGGAAAAAATGCAGGGAATATGTGGTAAGTGTCCTCACAAATTGACATGCACAACGCCATGTGAGCCCGTAAAGCAATTTTTGGCACACGAAAATAGGAGCGTTTACGAAAAAACTTTCACGGATCAAGCCGGCCAGACTATCAGCGTTATCTATTCCAGACCTAAAGAAATAAATTTTTCGCAGTTTAAGCGTGAAGGAGATTCAGAACAAAATAGACCAAACGAACTTGAAAAGGCGCTCAGCTCTGAAAATCTTTCACCTTTTGCACATTTTGAACCTAATTTGAAACAAACCCGATTATTTTGTGACAAGTTTTTTCACAAGTTAAGTATCCAGGATTTAAGCATAAAATACGAAATGTCAGAGCCAAAAGTTCATGAATACTACCAGCAAGCCAAGCGCAGAATCTTCGATATTTTGGAGCATTTGGATAGTGCCAGACCGTTAAAATTAGAACGGTTTTGGAAACAAATAGAGCAAAGGTCAGGACTGTTACCGCTGGGCCAAAGATATTTTTTGATGAGCAAAGTTTTTATGCTAACCCCCTCACAGATTGCAGAGATCGAAGGTTTAAAAAATGCTGATAGCGTTTCCGTATTAATAAACCGGGTAAGCGATCAATTACGAGCCAAAGAAATTGAACTTTTTCCGGCCACAGAATTAGAGGCTACCACAGCAAAGGAAAGACTTGACCGGAACCGTGAACGCCGCCGAGTACACCGCAACAACAACCTTGA